GAAGGTAAGATTGCTACAATCAATGGTCGTATTGATACATTGGTTTATGCGCTAGATCATGTAAAGGTATGTAAGTAGTGCGAATAGGATTTTTTGACCTTGAAGCTAATGGCTTACTTGACACAGTAACTAGAATGCACTGTTGTGTAGTAAAAGATAAGACCACTAATGAGGTTAGAAAATTCTGGCCTTGGGTAGGTGGTGACTATGTTAAACAGATGCTAGAGTATTTAGAATCGTTTGATGTATTGATTGCACACAATGCACTAGGTTATGACTTCCCACTACTTAAACAACTATATGGTTGGGAGTTTAGCGGTAAGAAAGTAGATACACTAATCATGTCTCGTCTTTTAAATCCTAAACGACAAGTACCTTTTAATTGTCCTGATAAAGGCATTGGCCCTCACGGTATTCAAGCATGGGGCTATAGGGTAGGTAGGGGTAAGCCAGAGCATAATGATTGGGAAGTATTCTCAGAAGCAATGCTTCACCGTTGTACAGAGGACGTAGAGATTCTTTCTCTGGTATATGACGAGCTTCTCAATGAGGCTTCACATGGTAAATGGAGGAATGCTTTCCTTCTTTCATTCAGACTATTTGAAAACTTACAGAAGCAAGAGCAATACGGATGGCTAGTAGATGAAGATAAGATGCTGAGAAATATCTCTCAGCTTGGTAATTGGATTAAACGGATTGATAGGGTGTTGATTCCCAATCTACCGTTTATGGTTGAGGTAGAAGAAACTAAGAAAAAAGGTGAATATAATTACATCAAGAAACCATTCCTCAAAAGCGGGAATTATTCCGAAAGCAGTCTCAAGTGGTATGCTTCTACTGGTCTTTGCCCTGACGATGCTCCCATTTGTGGCCCTTTTAGTCGCATTAATTTTAGACGTATTAGCCTAGACAGTAATGCAGAGACTAAGAACTATCTATTAGAATCTGGATGGGAACCCTTAGAATGGAATACAAATGACGATGGAGAACGAACAAGCCCCAAACTATCAAAGGATGACCCTTTCGATGGCATCAATGGAAAAGTTGGTAAACTTGTTGCAAAGCGGGTTCAGTGTAGGCAGCGACGCAGTATTATTGAAGGCTTGCACAGTCTCATTAGAGCCGACGGGAGAATCCCGAGTGTTGTCAATACACTTGCGGTCACAGGACGAGCCACTCACCGTAACATAGTCAACATCCCACAAGCAAAAAGCTTTTACGGTAAACAGATGCGTAAGATGTTTACATCCAAAGAAGGCTTTGTAGTCGTTGGCACTGACTCAGATGCTTGTCAGATTCGTATGCTATGTGGTAGAATGAATGATCCTGTATATACTGACAATGTATTGAATGGTAATAAGGATGATGGTTCTGATATTCATTCCGTGAATATGAGGGCAGCAGGTCTTAATAGCAGGGATGATGCAAAGACATTCTTCTATGGATTTCTATTTGGTGCTGGTGACGCTAAGATCGGTAAGATCGTTAAGGGTACAGCAGCAGACGGTAAACGTCTTAAAGCCCAGTTTCTACAGGGATTACCAGCATTAGGAAACTTATTAGATCGTCTTATGAAAGAGTGGAGAGCATCTGCTAAGAAAAGGTATAACGCTGTATTCAATCGTATGGAATACTACGATGGCTTTATTACTGGTCTTGATGGTAGACCAATCAAAGTTCCTAGTGAGCATCAAGTGTTAGTTTACTTGTTACAGTCGGATGAAGCTATTATGATGACGGCTGCATACAATAAAGCTAATAAAGAAATGGAACGTGCAGGCTATGTATATGGTATTGATTACGGATTTGTCTGCTGGTATCATGATGAATTTACTATCGAGTGCCGTGTAGAAATAGCTGAGCATGTAAAACAAATCTCTGAACAAGCTATTGCTTGGGCTGGAGACTTTTATAATATACCTTGTCCACATATAGGCCAAGGAAAAATAGGAAAAAACTGGTATGAAATTCACTAATAAAACAGAAGCTAACGATTACATTAACGTATTGCGTTATCGTATCCACCAGATTGGTGAGGAGATTGATGAATTGGAAAGCGAGCAAGAACGCTTAGTCCAGTCTTATGTTGAAGCTTGCCGTTATCAGGAGTTTGCATAATGGGTGATGAGACACAAACACAAACTCTCTATCTGGAATACATTGATCCATATGGTGAATTAGAGAATCAAATCTTTGAGAACATCATCTTCTACAATGTCTCAGATACTTTCTTTCAAATTAGTTTAGCTAATGGTGAGAACTATGGCTTCGCTACTAGCACTGTCCTCAGCTTTAAAACATACTTCGTAACTACTAAGGAATAATAAATGGGCTTGAACGCTAAAAAAGTACAAAACAGTAACAGTAATCGTGTTGAGCAACCTATCCTTGAGCCGGGTGTCTATCCTGCTCGATTGGTTCAATTGATTGATTTGGGCTTGCAAGCTCAACGTCCTTATCAAGGTAAGGATAAACCACCTGCACAAGAAGTGATGCTCACTTATGAACTTGTAGATGCCTTTATGGTAGATGAGGATGGTAATGAAATTGACGATAAGCCACGATGGATTTCTGAAACACTTCCTTTCTATGGTTTGTTTGCAGACAAAGCTAAGAGCACTCAGCGTTATAATGCTCTTGATCCCTCTGGCGCCTTTGATGGCGACTTCAGCCGTACCGTGGACACTCCTATTAATGTTACTCTGGTCAATAACTTTGTAGGAGAGAAGACATACACTAACGTAGCTAACATTGCTGCTATGCGTCCTAAAGATGCAGAGAAGTGTGAAGCCTTGAAGAATCCAGCTAAGGTGTTTGACTTGGATGCTCCAGACATGGAGGTGTTTAACTCCTTGCCTGATTGGATTCAGACAAAGATTAAGGGCAATCTTCAGTTCAATGGTAGTGCGCTAGAGAAGGCTATTAGTGGCAAGGCTCCTGCTGCAGCTCCTGTTGCAGAGAAAGCTCCTAAGAAGTCTCGTGCTCCTGCTCCTGTTGAAGAAGACGAAGACACTCCTTATTGATGCAGCCTCTCATAGATGCCGATGTGCTTCTATATGAGATAGGCTTTGCTGCTGAGACAGGTTGGAAGGGGGAGAGCAACCCTCCTTTCGACTATGTATCTGAGCTGTTAGATAATAGGATTGGGAATATTTGTGGTGTAGTAGGTGCTACATCTTCTCCAATTCTCTATCTAACAGGGAAGACCAACTTCCGTAATGACATAGCAAAGCTTCATCCGTATAAGAAAAGGCCAAGTCATAAGCCTTTACACTATTACAATATTAAAGCATACATACAAGGAAAATATGATTACAGGATCACCGAAGGGTTGGAGGCTGACGACCTCATGGCTATTGAGCAAACCTCACGAGCAACTGAGACGATCATCTGTACGAGGGACAAAGACTTACGACAAGTTCCTGGATGGCATTATGGATGGGAACTTGCAAACCAACCTCAATTCGGGCCGGAACTTGTTGATGATGTAGGGTATATCAAACTCAGTAAAGATCGTAAGAAGGTTAGTGGTGTAGGGATGTTGTTCTTCTACGCTCAGCTTCTTACAGGAGATGCTGTAGACACTATCCCCGGTCTTCCTAAATGCGGGCCTGTAGCAGCCTTTAATATCCTAGCTAATAGTAACACACCTGCTGAAGCTTTAAAGGCCGTCTATGGGGCTTATAAAGCTTGCTATGGCCTCTCTGGATATAAGGAGATGCTAGAGCAGGGACGACTATTATATATGACTAGAAAACTAAGAGAGGATGGTACGCCAGTATTATGGGGACAAAGCCAATAAAGCCACATAACGGAGGAGAATGGACAGAAGCTAGATATAATTCATTTGTTAAATCAGCTCTACGTAGTGCCTCACAACGATGGCCTCCTAAATATAAAACACTTAATAATGCTTGTGTCGGAGTTAAGACAAATCCAAAATCAGGAAGACTCGCTAAGCATTATACGTGTAGTTGTTGTAAGCAAGACTTTCCCGCTAAAGATGTGGAAGTAAATCACATCATTCCAGTAGTTCCCATTACAGGATTTGATTCATGGGATGGAGTAATCTCTCGCATGTTTTGCGAAGCAGATAAATTAGAAGTAGTGTGTAAGCCCTGCCACAAGGGGATTACTAAACAAGAAAATACAGAAAGAAAAACTACTAAATGAGTAATGATAATTATAAAGGTTTTGCCCTGTTTAACGATATTGAAGACGTAGTATTGCGTACTCGTAATCGAGGTGTAGTGTTGGCTAATATGGCTATTGATAATATGAGAGATCAAAAGCTATCTCCTAAAGGGGTATTGCTAGTGCTAGGCTACTTCAACACCATCCCTGAGAAAGAACGTATCAACGTACAAGCTTCATTTGTAGAGAGCATGAATCAGCGTGGATTCCAAATCTCTTAAGAAAGGCTATGACGATCTAATGGAAAAGCTAACTCAGGGTAC